TACGCTTCAGCTCGGGGTGCACGTGCGGCATCCCCTCGACGTCCATGCCGCCGTCGTTCCTGCCGCCGCCGGACAGGAGGGCGCGCCGCACCTCGATGCCGAGGCGCTTGGCGACGAACGCGGCGAACTCGCGCTCGTAGTCCGAGCCCTTGGTCTTGCTACCCCTCGCCGTGCGCACGCGTGACGCCCCCTTCTTCGCCTTGGTCATTCGAGGGGGCCTCAGAACCGAACCTTCACGCATCCGTAGATGCAGTCCATGCTCCGGCACCGCTCGAAACAGGCGATTGGTCCGGTCACCAACCCTGTGCCCGGATCGCGGCGCTCGACGCGTCCGTGTTCCGGCCAGCGCGCGGTCCAGCGCATCGAGCCGATGAGGACCGGTTTCGTCTCGGGACGTCCTGCGCAGAGCCCTGCGATCCTAGCCGACTCGTTACTGTAGGCATGTGACGACCACCGCTCGCCGTCCCACCAGCGCCACTCGGTGGCGCGCCGGAATGGGCTGGCGTTCCACCATCCGATGTGGGGTGGCGGCCCATCTAGCCAAGTCGGTTTCAACACGAGGGTACTCCTAGTATTTGCTCGCCCGGGGCAGGAACTTCGTCTCGATGGCCTGCCACTCCTCGAACACGATCGCGCGCAGCCTCCTGCGCAGCTCGCGCGCCCGCTCGCCGCCCTTGTCGCGGATGTTGCGGATGCTGACGGCGTACCCGGCCTTCGACAGGTCGAGCTCGGCCAGGCGCTCGTCGCGCCCGACGTCGATCAGCCACTCCACGCAGGCGGTGAGGTCGTCGATGCCGTAGCCGAACAGGATGGGGTAGTCGAACTCGCGATGGGCCAGGCCCACCTTGTTCTTCTTCACCCGGGCGCGGACGTTCACGCCCGTGACGCGGTCGACCTTGTCGACGGTGCGCTTGATCTTGCCGATCTCGGCGAGCCACACGATGTGCGAGGCGTAGAAGTCCAGCGCGCGGCCTCCCGTGCGCGTCTTCGTCTCGCCGAACTGCACGCCGATCTTGTCGCGCAGCTGCGAGATGACCATGAGGTGCATCTTCTGCTGCTCGATGCGGCGCACGAGCTTGCGGAACAGCTCGCCCATCTTCTTGGCCTTGTCGCCGCCGAACGAGGCCTGGTCGATCTCGCGGCCCATCTCGGCGTCCGCGCTGAGGGCGTCGAGCGAGTCGCAGATGTAGAGGCCCGGGCGGTCCTTCAGCTCGTCGAGCACCTGGTTCACGTCGTTGTAGAAGTCCTCCACGGTCTCGAACTTCCATGGCTTGGACTTTCCGAAGTCTTTGCCCGAGAAGCTGATGCGGTCGAGGGGCATGCCCAGGGCGCCCGCGTAGGACTGGTCGAACGCTGCCTCGCTCTCCCGGTAGAAGATGCCGCCGTCCTCGAACGCCTGCGCGAAATTTGCCGTCCCCTCCGTGGCGAGCAGGGTCTTGCCGGAGCTGCGGTCTCCCACGATGTTGGAGACGCGGCCCAGGGGCCATCCGCCCCCCAGCGCCGCGTCCATGCCTGCGCACCCTGACGAGAAGAAGACCAGGTCGCCCTTGTCCCCGACGGTGGCGAAGTAGGAGGCCGCGGCCTCCTCGGTGTCCGTCCTGCGACGGCGCCGGGAGGGCGGAGCCTCCTCGGCGTCTGCTGCGCGGCGCGTCGCCACGTCAGTCCCTCAGCCGCTCGCGCATGCGCGCCAGGCGGTCGTCGTCGTCGCGGTCGTCGCGCCCTCGGTCGCCGGAGTCATCGGCCCGGCGGCGCTCCGAACGCTCGCCCTTCTTCAGGCCCATCTCCTCGCAAATCCAGTCCGCGAGGTCCTCGTCGTCCTTGGCCTCCTTCGGCTTGATCTTGAGGTTCTCGGACTCGACCAGGTCCTCCATCTCGCGCCGGCGCATGTCGTGCACCGACTCCCAGGTGAGGGTCGGTTTCTCGTCGCGGTCGCGCGACGAGCCCCGGCGGTCCTCGCGGTCGTCCCTTCCGCGATCCCGGTCCCGGCCGTCGTCGCGGTCACGGCCTCGGTCGTCCCGGTCCCTGTCGCGCCCGCGGTCGCCGTCCCGGTCCCTGTCGTCGCGGGAGCGGTCGGACGGCCCGGAGCCGCCGCCGAACGCCTTGGCGATGTGATCGGCGTCGTAGAACACGAGCTGGTCCGGCAGCGGGTTGTCGATGGCGTAGTCGAGCCACTCGCGCTTGCCCAGCGGCGAGTCGCGCCGGGCGATGGATGGTGCCTCGTACTTCGTGTGGATGCCCTGCCCGTTCTTCTCGAAGGTGATGTCGAAGCCCTCGTCGGGATGGTCGACGGGGAGGATCGCGCCGGTGGTCTTGTCGACGCTGATCTTCACGATGTCCTTGTCCAGGCCTTCGGGCATGGGCCACGCCTGGACGCCCTCGCGCTCGTGGTCGCGGTCTATGAGGAACATCAGGACGCGCAGCTTCGGCGTCAGGTCTTTCAGGTAGTCCTTGTCCCGCTTGTCGTCGGGGTCCATGTCGCGGGCGAACCGGGCGCGCTCGTCGCAGATGGGGCACGGGTCGCCGCGCATCTTGTTCGGGCAAAGGTAGGTCTGCCGGTCGGGGCCGACGCCGTAATGCACGTAGACGTCCAGGCCGTAGTGCTTGGCGCCCTTCCACGTGGGCGGCAGCGGCCGGATGCGGTTGTCGCCCGAGTTCGGCTTCCACTGCTTGATGTGCGGTTTGAGTATCTTGTCGAACTTCGAGTTGTCCTGCGCCCGCTCGTTCATGTCCTCGATGGAGCGGCGCTGGTACTCGAAGTCTCGGCCTCCGCGGCTGCCCCCGCGGTCGTCATCGTCGCGCGAGCGGCGGCGGTCCGATCCGCGGTCGTCGTCTCTGTCCCGCCCGCGGTCGCGGTCGCGGCTCCTGTCGTCGTCGCGTTCGCGGGACGAGCCGCGACGGTCGTCATCCCTGTCGTCGCGGCCCCGCCTGCCGCGGTCGTCATCGTCGCGGTCGTCGCCTCGTCTGCGTTCCATCTCTATCGTCCTTTCGTTGCTCTGTCGAACTGCTGCTTGCTCTTGAACCACCCGGCCCCTATGAGGCGGGCGGCGATGTAGATGATGAAGGGGGACGCCATGACCAACACGGCCGTGAGCCCGTCGCTCATGCGTCTGCCCTCCTGCGGGCGGGGCGCTCCTCGTCGTCCTGTCCCCTGCGCCCCGCCGCGACGAACGCGTCGAAGGCGCCCTCGAGCGATCCGCGCATGTCCCCTCCGGCCTCCTGGCTGGCCTTGCGCATCTTGTCGCGCCGCTCCAGGTAGTCCGCGTCCCTGCGTCCGCGCTCGCGGCTCACGATCGGATCGTTGGCGAAGTACCCGTCGCCGAACAGCTTGCCCAGGGCGCGTACGCTGAAGTCGCGCAGCTTCCACGCGTCATACAGCTTCTCCCACCGCTGCCACTCGAGGCGCGCGATCTCGTGCGCCTCCTGCGCGCGCACCACGTCGCGGCTGGTCGCGACCTTGGCCCTCAGCTCGTCGGCGGTGCGCTTGACGTCGTCCTCGCGCAGCTGCAGGTAGGCGCGGGCCTCGACGCGCTCGGCCTCGCTCTTCAGCTCGCGGCTGCGGGACTCCAGGCGCGCGCACTCGCTGCCCACGCGCTCGAGAATGTCGGCGTGGGTCTCCAGCTCGTCGTCCAGCCGGTGCTTCTGCACGGGCAGCATCTTGCGGTAGTCGTCGTAGGTCGCCATGCCGAGATATACCCGCGGTCAGGGAAAAATGTAGCGCCCGAAGGCATCGAGGATCGGCCCGAGCTTGTCGCTCGCGTTGCACGGGCGCAGGAACGGGGCGAGCATGTCGAGCAGCCGCTTGGCGTCGCGGTCCGACTTCGCGCCCATCAGGCACGAGCTCAGGTAGTTCACCACGACGATGCGGATGCTCTCGGCCGGGGCGTCCACCTTCCTGAGCGTCTCCGTCAGCCGCGACCAGGTGAGGTCTCCGCGCACCAGCAGGCGGCACAGGTCGATCACCTCGGCGTTCTCGCCCGGCTGCTCCAGCAGGACCGCTGCCTCCTCCGTGTCGCGGCAGTCGCGCACCTTCGCCAGCATCGACAGCGCCATGCCCGGGCTGCCGTTGGCCGCCTGCGCGACCATGGACACGACCTTCTCGGACACGTCCAGGCCGTCGCGCTCGACGACGTCGTCGAGCAGGTCCATCAGGTCGTCGTGCCTCACGGGCTTGAGGCTGTACGAGAGGCAGCGCCGCGCCATGGTCACCGGCACCTTGTCGCCCTCGGACGTGCAGAAGAACCAGAACACGTGCTCCGGGGGCTCCTCCGTGTCCTTCAGCAGCGAGTCCCACGCGTTCTTCGACAGCCGGTGGCACTCGTCGATGATGATCGCCTTGTTGGGGTTGTCGCCGAAGCCCTGGTACATCAGGCCCGCGGTCAGCGCGCGCATGTCGTCCACGCCCGTGGCGACCGCCGCGTTGACCTCCAGTATCGACTGCGGCGCGACTTCCATCGCGTCCGCGACGATGCGCGCCAGGGTCGTCTTGCCCGTGCCCGCCGGCCCCATGAAGAGGTAGGCGTGGTTTCTGTCCTTCGTCTTCAGGGCGGCCGACAGGGACGCGACGACCTCCTTCTGCCCGACGACCTCCTTGAGGCTCGCCGGGCGATGCTTGAGGTGCAGGGGAAGCGCAGGCTGGGCCGGGCGCTCGTCGGGCTCGGCGGCGCGGCGGCGCTCAGCCATGGCGCACCTCGAACAGGTAGAGGACGTTCATGCCGAGCTTCTCGGCGATGTAGTGCTCCATGCTCGCGCCCTCCGACGCCTCCCAGCCGGGCAGGAGCGCGATCGTGTCGCACCCGAGCAGCTCCGGGATGTCGCGCCGCATGCATTCGGCCCACGGCGCCGGGGCCGGGTTGACCTTGAGCGGGTTGACGACGGTCATGCCCCTGCCCTCCAGGTGGCGCTGGGCGGCGTCGAACGCCTCGCGGTTGCGGTCCTTGATGCCGCTGATGGGGCCTGCCAGGTAGACCCGCTGGGGGCCTGCGGTTGCGTACTCGGGCATTCTGTGCTTCCTTCACTTGTAGGGGTTGGGGATTCCGAAGAGCTCGTCGCTGCGGTACTTCTTGACCTCCTCCGTCGAGTTCCACCGCAGGCCGAGGGAGGCCTCGACGACGAGCGGCACGTTGATATACGGGAAGCGGTGCCTGCACATCTCGGTCGCGATGAGCGGGAGCTTCTCGGCCACGAGCTCGTCGGGGATGTAGAAGGTCAGGTCGTCGTGCACGTCGAGCACGGGCTGGATGCAGGGGTCGTCGTCGAGCTCCGCCTTCTCGCTGAGCGCGCACAGGCTCTCGTTCACGATGTCGCCCGCGGTGCCCTGGATGGGCATGTTGATGATCTCGTTCTTGGACATCGCGCCGCGGCGCTTGCGACCTCCCAGGGTCGTCACGTACAGGTCGCGCTCGTACTGCTGCAGCAGCCGGTCCTGCCACCTCTTGACGCCGCGGAACTCGTCCCAGAACTCGCGCGCCAGGTCCTCGGCCACGTCGTCGGGAAGGTGCATGCGCTGGGCGCACGACCGGGTCGCCGAGCCGAAGAACATGGGGAAGACCCAGCCGTTCTTCGACTCCTGCCGCAGCGTCTTGAGGCCCTTCTCGTCCCAGTCCACCTTGAACTCGTCGACGATCCAGTCCTTGACGCGCGGGTGCTCGTCGACCATCCGCTGCGCCCAATGTCCGTGGACGTCGTAGTTCGTCCAGCAGTACTTGACCAGGTTGCGGTCCTCGCTCGCCATGCCGATCACGCGGAACTCGATCTGGCCGTAGTCCAGAGGCGCGATGACGTGCCCCCGCGGCGAGACGATGATGCCGCGCGTCTCGCGGCCCAGGGCCGTGCGCTTCGGCCAGTTCTGCGCGTTGGGGTCCTCGGACGCGAGGCGTCCCGTCACGGCCACCATGCTGGAGTACTTGCACCTGATCTTGCCGTCGCGGCAGACGATCTTTCTTGAGACCACGTTTTCGACGTACGTCCCGAGCAGCTTCTCGACCTCGCGAATCTCGAGGATCATGTCGGCGCTGGGAAGGCGCATCTTCGCCAGCGCCTCCTCCTCCGTCGTCCAGCGCACCGTGCCGTCGCGCTCCTCGACGCGCACCTCGTCGCGCGGCTCGACGTCGCGGAAGAGCCGCAGCACGTGGTCGGGGTTCGACGGCGCGAACCGCCCGAAGCGGTCCTCGTACCGGCGCACCTCTGGCAGCCTGCGCAGCCTCGACCCGAGGTCGTCGATCATGTCGAGCAGCTTGGTCTTCTGCGCCTCGGCGTACGGCATGTCGACGCAGAGGCCGCGCGTCTCCGTGACGACCAGGGCGGGCGCCAGGCGCACCTTGCGCTCGTACTCGGCCTGGTTCTCGGCGCGCACGTCCGGCGCCAGCTCGTCGCGCAGCAGGTCCGTCCACTTCGCGTCCATGCCGTTGTACCGCAAAATCTCCCTGAGCGGGTATTGCGTCCACCACCGCTCGCGCCCCACGTCGACACGGCTCTGGTCCTTCAGGAAGAAGCCGAACCGCTTGCGCGTCTGGTAGTCCAGCGACTTCGTGCCCTTGCCCTCGTTGAGCGTGTGGCACATCGCCATCGTGTCGTCCCACTCCGTGCGGCGCAGGAGCTCGGGGCCGTACTCGTGCTCGAACCACTCCATCTCCATGGCGAGGTTGTGCGCGGCCTTGCGCCCGCTCTCGCGCAGGTAGTCGAGCAGCAGGCCCTTGACCCGTGCCACGCGGTTGGACGCGCCCCAGCCGTCCTCGTGGTCGACCGCGAAGGCGACGGCGCGCGAGAACGTCCCGACCGCGCACGTCAGGATGCGCGCGTCGCGCAGCATGTAGGGGCGCAGACCCGTGGTCTCGATGTCGACCGCCGAGCGCGGCTCGCGCGCCAGCGCGTGAAGCGCCTCCTCGAGGCGCTGCATGTCGCCCGCCTCCTGGCCCGTTATGAGCTCGATCCCGCCGTCGTAAGGGCGATCGTAGAGTTTCGGAGGCCTCAGGCTCCCCACGAGCCCCCGCAGGCGCTCGGCGTCGTGCTGCATCGCGAGCTGGTACTCGCTGCTCCTGACCGGTCCCTTGCGCAGCGCGTACACGGGCGTGAGCATGCAGTAGTACCAGCACACGTGGGAGCCGAACCGCGCGACGAAGAGCTCGCCGCGGTTGACGAGCGCCGAGCCGACGTCGCCGACCGCCCAGCGCAGCGGCACGTCCCCGATCCCGACGACGACCTCCGGGCGCACGCGCTCGATGTCCTGCAGGACGCGCGGGCGGCAGCACTCGAGCTCGACGTGCGTCTGCTCGCCCGCGCACTGCTGCACGAAGCCCTGCCGGACGTGCCTGCGCACGAAGTCGGAGCCCAGCGACCTCAGGACCTCGCGCCCTATCTGGTCCGACAGGGCCTCGCCGCAGGAGTCGTCGCGCTCGCTGGGCTGCGCCGACAGCAGGTAGACGCTCGCGCGCTCCGGC